ATAGAGGATCCTGAGGGAATATAAGTTGGTGGAAGTTGATTTATGATTGGTTCGGAGTTTTGAACAATCATCTCTGGTCGTTGATCTATTTTTCTTCCCGTATATATTTCTAAATGTTTTATCAGTTTAGAAGCTTTTTCGGATCTTTGTTTTTCATTTTCAATTCCATTAATCATACTAAAGAAAACATTTCCTCCAAATAAATCAACAGAGTCTTTATCAATCACATACTCTCCTTTATGAAGTAATCTAACTCCACCTAGAAGAGTTGGACCCCCTGTTTCTTTTCCGATAGAAATATATTTACCATAGGGAGTAGGATCACGATCACCACCATATCCAGATATGCCTTTACTTACCTCAAAGTGAAGGTGTACCCCAGTTGATGATCCTGTGGTTCCAGCATTTCCGAATATTTTTCCAGCAGGAATGTCCTGTCCTGGTTTATAGTTGGGTGGTTTTACCATGTGAGCAAATCTAAAATATAAGTCTAAAGATGGGATTTTTATATCAATAAAATTTCCATACCCACCTTCGTATTGTGGAGGAGGACCAGCAACTCCAGGCACGTTCAGTGCATATGGAGCACCTTGTCTCATTCCACCAATATCTATGCCACCATGGGGCACGTTGGGTTTGCCAGTTATTGGATGTGTTCTCGGTCCAAATCCAGATGTTATGGGATATCCACTTATCTTTTGACCAACAGTTGATCCTGCTGCTTGAATATTTCCAGGATCTCCATTAGGGACTTCAGGATCACATATGCAAGGGTCAACATTTGCCGCAGAAGAACCTGGTGCTATTTTTGCCATCGTTCCCATTCCACCAGCTTTAATCTGAGCAAGGCGTGTCATAAAAGAGGGTCTTGACATGCCAGCTGCATTTCTGCCAGCATATTGATCTGGGTAAGTTCCACCACTACTATGAGGAAGACCTCTCCAAGTTGCAGATAAGCGATTACCAAACTCTTCATCACTCATCTGTCCGCTTCTCCATCTAGCAAATCCATGCCCATGATACAACATTTTTAGAGCAGTTCTATCTTGTAACTCTGGAGTGAACCTGTCACTACCTTTACCACCAGCAGCAATCACACGTTCGAGTAAAAATTGTGGCATTTGCTGATATCTACCAATAGCACCTCTTGCGTTTGCGACCAACCAATCAACTGTCATCTGAGTTGGTTTTCCTGGGGTTACTCCCGCAGAAGTATTAAATGCGTCATATTCTTTCTTTCCAGACTCAACTGAGGCAATCAAATCCAAGATTGCTTTATCAACAGCATCTCCAGTGACTGCCATTCCTCCAGAGGTCCCAGTATCACAAGCAGCCTTACAGGGGTCCGATTCAGTCCCACTAGCATCTCCAGGCATGGGAGCAAGACCAACTTGAGATCTTAATAAACCAACAATCGCTCCAAATGGGTCACTCATAGATTTCATCAAGAAACCTGCGAGTGCCATATTAAATTCTTTTATTTTAATTAAGGAGGAAAGTCTCCCGTATGCATATGGATTTTGTTCACGTAAACCTCTCATCATTAATGAACTCAGTGAACTCGCTGCACCATCATAATCCTCTTTTATGACTTGATCTCCCAGTAGAGATTTTACAGTCAAAGACATTACATTACCTAAATCGGGAATGCGTGAAATTGTAGAGTATGAACCTGTCATGTATGTATAGCGGTCCATCCTATCTTCGTCATCGGTACTAGGAAAAACTTTTGCAAAATTCTTGATACCGCCAACTAAAGAACCAGATTTTGCACGTTTTTGTTTTTTTACTTCAGTTCTTTCAATATCAACTTCCTTTACTTCTGTTCTTGGAATATCAACAACAGATCCACCTCTAGCATATTTTTGAATTGATATTACTCGTCCACCACCACTATATCCCATATCTTTAACTGCTTTTTCACCATACAAACTTCCAAAAGACCCAGGAGTTGATAATTTTTTAGCAGTATCTTCTTGACCAAAAAAACTAAAAACAGGAGCAAAAATTCCAGAGAATCTTCTAAAATTTTCTCTTATTCTTGCATCAAACTTACCAAGATTCTTAGCTTGTTTTTCTAAACCATCTTTCATATTAAACATTTTCATGAATCCAGCACGTATTAACTCAATGCCATATCTAAAAGGAGCACCAAGAATATCAAAAAGAGTTCCGACTCCCTCTAAAATACCTAATGGAACTTTAAAAAATTGAGCTATTGGACCAAAACCCATTAGACTCTTTGCCCAATTTGTTAACTGAAATACACCCTCACCAGCAGCAGAGAAAAGCAATCCAGCACCAATGATAATTCCAGCAGATGCTAAGGGACCAAGTGCCGCTTTTCCTGCCGTTTTTGTCGCTGCATCTGCCGCAGCATTTGCAACTTCGCCAGATATCTTATCTCTAATGGCATCAACACTTTTGTTAAAGGTTGCAGGAGCACTTCCCAGTCCCGAAAATGGACTAAAATCACTGAATAACATTGCAGCAATGAAAAGTTGATTCATTACTTTAGTGGTTTCACTAGTTGCCTTATCTAAACTTGCAACTGCTTTTTCTCCGCCTACTTTTCCTACAATTTTTCTTGCATGATCATATGCTTTATATCCATAATCAACAAAGGTAACCAGTGCATTTAATACGTTCCCAGCGGTATTAATGATAAAATTTCCAACTTTTAATGCACCAGTTGCAAATTGTATGAGTTGCGGAAGATAATCTAATAGTTTTAAAGCAATAAAACCAAGTAAAACCTTAACTATAAAAGTTTTAACTGCATCCAAAAACCCCAATTTTTTACCAACAGCACTCCTTATATTCTTTACACCTCTTCCCAAAGAATTTAATGGTCGCTCTAAAACATTTTCATAGTTGATAAATTTTTCTCTCTCAGCATTAGATCGTTTTAAAGTAATTCTTTTTTTCTGAATGTTCAGAGTGGATTTAATTATTTTCTCCTTACCAATAAACTGACTCTTAATAGATTGTAAGGTTCCAGTAAGAGGAGAAATTATTTTTGCCATTATGCCGGTTTAATATTCAACAGATTTGCAGTTGTCCTAGTATCTTTACCTGAAGGTATAACTGGCGTTTTTGTTCCTTTAGATCCTCCACTAGATCCTCTTCTACCCCCCATGCCGCCACCAGCTGGATTGTATACCCTCGGTGCAGGTTTAGGTGTTGGTGTAATTGGTTGTCGTACTGGTTTATTTGATCCTAATCTTGCCGCTCTTGCTTTTTGTGCTTCTGCATAATTCGCATAATACTTACCATCGGATGAAGAATAATACCTGCCAATAGACGCAGCACCCGCTTGTTTTACTCTTGCGGCAGACGCTGCATCTGCTGCTTTATTTCTATCAATATCTTTTTGAGATCCAAACATTGAGGTGAACCCTCTTCCTATTTGACCTAGAAGTCCACCTCTACCCTCAGTCTCTTTCCTTCTTGCTTTATCTTCCGCATCAAATCTAACTCCTCGTGATGCCTGTCCTGAGCGACTATGCTCAAAACCAGCATAACTTAACTTATTAAGTCTTTGTTGAGAGGTTAAACCACTTAATTCCTTTTCCCTTGCTGCTGTATTTGCTTTATAATAATCTTGAGATCTAACTCCCATAAATCCACCTATTGTTTTTGCTTTTGCAAATGCAGCATCACGAGCACCCGCAAATCTAGATTGATATGGAGTATATCCTGTCCCTGCTGCTGGTTTAGGTGTTGTTTCTGCTGCTGGTTTAGGTGTTGTTCCTGCTGCTGGTGTGGCAGTTGCCGCAGGTTTCAAACTATCGATTGTTAGTTTTCCAGACCAGGCATCATCATATCTCGGATCATTTGGGTTGCTGATTATTTTGTCATATTCCTCCCTTGCTTTTCTATTTGCTTCAGCTTCTGTATCTCTTTTCTGCTTACTTGCTCGTGCTTTTGCCTCCTCCTCTGCTATTCTTTTTTGTTGTTCTGGCGTAAATTCATTAGATGATTGTGGTGTTTTTAATGTTCTTACTGATGAAACGATTGAATTAGGAATACTTTTAGACGTTGAAGTGATGGAATTAGGAATACCTTGAACGGATGATTGTAATGCTTTTGAATCAACTTTAAGTCCAGGAATTCTAATTCTATTAATACTTGTGTAATCTATTCCTTTTTCTCTAGGTGTTGATTGATTTTTTCTCTGATTAGCGAGTAGTTGTGTATTTGAAGCGATTCTTTGTTGTCTTGCTTTCTCCTCAGCATCTTCTCGTGCAAATTGTTCTCTTCTCTCTGCTTTTCTTCTCGCATTAAATATATCATAAGCACCTGCACCATGTTTTGCATCATATCCTGCTCTGATGTCATCAATACCGCCATATGCTCTTGATTCAGTCCCAACCTGAACTGACTGTTCTCCTATTGGTCCACCACCGGCAGCATAAATTCTTTTCTGAACAATCTTGGGTCTGTTGGTTCCTCCACCTGCGGCATTCATTGCCTCTAAAGTATTAACACCAAACTTTTGAACTGCTCCACGAGACATCACAAACTCACCATCAGTAAGCATTGCAGGAACTTTATCAATACCTTTTGGTCCAGATACGACTCCAGGGATACTATTCAATATTCCTGCAAACCCACCAGACCCAAAAAGTTGTGCAAAGATACCTAGTTTAGAATCAACTTGTCCACCAGAGGCAGCAAGCATTGCTTTAAAATCAATGAGACCACCACCAAATGCCTCTGCAGTTGGTAAGGTCGCTGGCTCTGGAACTGATACTTGTGGGGCTTCTTCTCCTCCACCCATCATATTCTTTGCTATTAATGCTCCACCAGCAACAATAGCAGTACCGGTTATTAGTCTTGCTGCAATACCTTTTAATCCACCTCCACCACCAAGAGCCGACATTAAAGCTCCTGCTTTTTTAAGACGAACTGCGTTTGCTATGGCAGCCCCAATTTGTAATGCTATGCCACCAAGAACGCCAACTGCTCTTAATCCAATACCCGCAAGATTTCTGACAACTCTACCAAATCCAGTACCAAAAAGTATGTACCCAGCAACAAGAGAGGGCCACCAATCTTTAAGAAATCTAGCGATTGAGCGAACTTTATCTTGATTTTCTGGATTAGAAAACCAATCTATCAGATTTAATAATGCCTTTCCTAAAAATAAAGTAACAAAAAATTGTATAATTTGATCAAGAATATTTTTTACTGGTGCAACGACTGATTGTGCAACATTTTTAACTGCACTAAAACTATTTTCTAAACCAAGTTCTATTTTCTTTCTTCTGGCATTTTCTAAATCTTTTCTTTCTTGATTTGCCTCCGCAGCAATCTGTGATTTTTGTTCGTTAAGAAGTTGGATAATATTCGTGAGAGATTTTGAAATACCTTGAAGAGCAGCAGTGTCCGCAGGTGCAGCAATCAACTGCTGTTGGGGTTGAGCCACAGGAGTTTGGGTTGTCTTTGCACCTCCCATTAATTTCTGTGGATCTGCGACTGCCATTTTATTCTTACATTAGAAACTAGATTTTTGTTGTTGTTGTTTTAATTGTTCTTCCTCAAGATGTTGTTGTAATAATCCAACATAAACATCTCTTTCCCAAGGTATTAAATTCTCAATCTCCCATAAAGAATATTTATGGTATTGTATCAAGGAAAAATTAAGTTTAAAGTAATTTTCAAGGTCCATATGGACCATGGCTATGCGAAAAAAGATGCTAACCCTTCTAGGACAACTTCACTTTCAACCTCAGTTTTTGGATTTTTAATTTGTATTTTATGTGAAAGTTTAGGCATTGTTTCAAAGAACTTCTCAATATCCTTAAATTGAGAAGAGTTCATTGATTCTAAAAATTCAACAACTTCTTTTTTCGTTACATCGGCAGCAGACCAAACCTCATCTTCAGTGTAAATTTTATCAATACAAGATGCAATTAGTTCAAAAGATTGCTCCATTTGATTTTCATTATTAAAGTCAAAATTATTTTTAATGAACTGTTCAAGTGATGGATATTTCATCTCCATCATGATTTTTGGATCTACTTGAATTTTATTTGTATGTTCCTCATTTTTTTGTACCTTAATATCATCAAGATTAATGCTTACGGAAACATTAGTTTCATTGTCGTCTGGACAGATGATATTAACATCAACCTGTTCTCCAACAGATTTGCCACGAATATTAAGGAACAAAAATTCAATATCAAAAGTTGGTAAAGTCTCTACTTTAATATCTTTTGTATGAATACAATTTTTGATAACAGCCTTAATGGCATTAGTAATTTGCTTTGTGTCTTCACTTTCTAAAGCAATTACTAGGAGTTTTTCTTCTTTAACTAGAAATGGTCTGTATTTAATTGATTGTCCTGACGATGGCAACTCAAGTTCATAAGTTGGTGTAGAAATCTTAGGTAATGGCATGATGTCTTATAGAGTATTTCAGTGTGATTATTTATTATCGGTTTAGAGTAAATTTGCCAGAGTATGCATCTTGGACACTAAAGCTATTACCACTAGACTGTGCTGCTGGAATAGAGAATCCGCCAGTTGTGATTGGTGGAATATTAAGTCCTAAATCAGATTTTTGAGTATAAGCGGCATTTACAGCTGCCTGTTGCTGTGCAGTGAGTGGTGTGTTAAATCCAGCAGTGTTGGCATCTGCTCTAGGTTCTGGTGTTGGTGCCTCTGGTTGTGGTGGGTTAATAAAATATCTAACATATGAAAGAGAAACCGAACACTTTAGTAATGAAGAAGAGTCATATGATACTGCCATTGAGTTAACTGATGTAGGGAAACAATTTACAAATTTATACGTTAACTCTCTTCGTTGTGCGTTTTTTGTTCCTGATCCATAACTTCTTTCAAATTTAGTTACTTCAAGTCCTTGATTACAAATGTATTCCTTTGGATAATTCATCCTATAGAAATAATAACTCTTTTCAACTCCAGGGCGACCCCCTTCTTTAGATGCAATTTGTTCTCCTGCAGTATATTTCATCCAAGTTTCAAAATATCTAATCGGTAAATAATTTTCAGCATCAACATAAAAAGTTAAAGCGAGAGTATCATCAAATTGCCTCCTATATGCATGTCTATGAGTGGATCCGTGATAATCACCAGTTATATCATGAGTTGCAAGTTGAGATCCTGGAAGCACTGCCTCGGAACACAATAAGTTTAATTTAGATTGATTAGCCAGAAAATTTGGTATTCCATTTTGTGCTAGATAACCACCGGTTAAACCGTCTGGTATTGGAATTTTGACTTCAAAAAAAGAGGTAAGTGCCGGATGAAGTAAATTTGTTTTAATGTCCTGAATATTCTTGGAGGAAGGCATTTATAAATACTTTTTGACCTTATATATTATGTATGGGAGAAAGTATCAAAAGTAGATATAAACCATCTTATCCCAAGAAATACAAAGGTGATCCTAACAATATCATCTGTCGTAGT